TTTGACAGAGCAAGAAATTAAATATTATATTTCAAGAGGAAGTGTTTTAAAATCTTCAGCTAGCATAACTGATTCTGGAGTATTAACGCAAGGTTTTCAATTTGATATAACAGATAGTCTTACTGACTTAACATATAATTCGACAACAATATTTCCTGGCATAGAGGGATCCGGTAAGATCCAACAAGTGCCAGAAGACATAATAAAGGCAAAACCTCAAAGAGCTTATGTCTCAGCAGCTTTGACTGAGTGTTTAATATACTTGTCAAGCGATACCGGAGGCGACTCCTTAAAAATTATTGGTGGTTTTGGTACGCATAGAGCTTCAGATTCATCTGACCAAGGAGCAAACTTAACCGAATTAGTTTCTGGCAAGAGCATAACCGATCATGCATTCGGTAGAGCTTTTGATTTTAATTCGATAACAACATCTGGCCAAACAGTGAGGCCATTGCATTCTGGAGTTGAACCCTATAAGGTTCATTTTGAAAATTTGTTACTAAAATTAAGCACTGCACCACAACACATACTGCCAGATTTTATAATGGTAAATAGTTGGGTTGGGCAAGAATATGCCAACGGCAAAAGCAATGGAACTATTAGTAAATTATCTCAAAGGTATCCAAATTTAAAGTTTGTAAAAATAATACTTGATTCCGATTCTCATTCAGATCATATACATATGAGTTTTTCTCCGCAAAGAGGTGGAATATATGTGGGTGAAAATGGTGCACTATCTGCAGTGTATAGTAAAACTGACACCAATACATCTAGCGGGGCATCTTCTAGCACAAGACCCGACAGTGCACCACTAAGTGTGAACACTTCAAATTTGACCAAGGTTTATACTGATCAAAGTAAAATGACAGATGTTGAAGTTTATACTGTACTAAAAGAATATGGAAATTTTTCTTCAGAAATGGCAGCCGTTTTTACAGCGATATCATTTAGGGAATCAAGCTGGAGACCAAGGGTAGTTAACAGTGATTCTTTTGTTGGCCTTTTCCAAATAGGAACTAAAGAATCATGGAGTAGAGATTTAATAATAGATCTACAACTACCATTTGAATCTACAGTCAAAATGTGGCAGTTAGCTTTGGCAGATAAATCTGAATCAACAAATTTAAGCGGCGATGAAATACAGGCATTAATAAACTCTAGGTCTAGATCGGATGGGAGTGCAGAGTTCTATGCTGGCGCTTCAGATCAATTATGGATACCAGTAAACCAGGTTAGAATGTTAAGGTCTAAAATAAGCCAAAGAAACTATGCAAAAGAAGTCACCTCCGGCAATACAAGATTTACCTGCGTGTTCTTTGCGTGGGGTGAATCTTTTTTAAAAAATAGTTGGATGACAAGTGTTGATTTCCAAAAAGCTAAAACTGTTTACATAAAAGCAGGCGGGGATAAGGAAACCTTAAAGGCTTGGATATTAAAAACAGTACCTAAAGATTCTACAGCCTGGTATAAATTTGATGACGCAGAGCATTCTGATAAAACCAAAATAGAAGCTTGGGTAAACGAAGAGGTTTATTTGGGCGAGCAGTACGGTAATTGGAAAAATGGAGTATTCACTCCAACGCGAGACGCAACGTCTTCTGACAAATGGTTAAAGTGAGGAATTTTTATGGCAACTAATTATCCAAAATTTGACAATAAAATACAAAATCAAATTGACCTATCAAGAATGCGCCAAGCCAAGACAAGGCCTGGTGTCATCATGCAATTTGATAAAAAAAGCAATATGGCAACGATCATATTGGACGATGCGTATTCTGGCCAGGTTGGAAACATTATAAGTTCCGTCCCCTGCCCTGCTATAATGGGTGTTCAAAATGTTTCACCAGAGCCAGGCACACGTTGCCTAGTGGGCTTTAGGGACGACAATGAGAACAAAGCTTATGTTATAAGCTATTTTGAGGAAAGCAATTTAGGATCTAATTATTCGAGTAATTATATAGTTAATACTGGAATACCAAAGTTTATGGCGAGATAAAATGGAAAACACAAAAAAGCAAAACGCAAGTCAACCAGCTGCTAATTTTCCCGTAGGGACTGAACTTAGTAGAAGAAACCAATTTTCCCAAAGAGAAGTTGGGTTAAACCATCCTGATACAAATTCATTCTTAAGATTAAACGATGAGGGTGATGTAGAGATATTTGCTGCCCCGGGAGTTGGCATAGTCATCAGCGCATCCAGTAGAACAATATCATTTTTTGCAGAGAAGGTAAGATTTTTCTGCGCCGAAGACGGGTTAAGATGGAATGAATTTAATTTTAATTATTCAGCATCTGACTACTCTCAGCCAACTTTAGTCAAGGTAGACCCCAAAACCATACATATGGCTCAGAATAGCGCATATCATTATCTGGCTAAACTTAAAGATATAGATAAGAAAGAAGAACAAAAGCCTATTACTATTAACGAAGAGTACGGTTTTAGTCAACAGCAACCTGAAACTGGGCAGAAGTATACTTCCGCATTTTCGATGGAAGGTTTAAACCCTGACCAGATTGTTTTCTTAGACAATATTCTAAAGGATAATTCCGCCGAGTACGTAGAGTATATAGTGGATTTAATGAAGAATGGTTATTCAAATCAACAGGCTAAAGAGAAGGCTGATAAAGATAAAAATGTCTGATTTATTTTTAACGATGTCTGGCGATCTGCTGATTAATGGCAATAAAGATTTGTCATTGGTTAATTCTGGGGCTCAAAATGATGTTCAGCAAATCTACCTTAGACTGATGACAGAGCCTGGCGACTTTTATGTATACCCAAATTTGGGGACAGATCTGTCGATCCTTTACGGAATGCCGCAAAGTAAGGAAACGGGAGATTTAGGACAAAGATTAATTAGGGCAGCACTTGAAAAAGAAAACATTTTTCAAGGTAGGAACATAGAGATAACCTCTGTCCCCACCAGTGCAGATTCAATTAGATTTGATGTGCATATAACTACTGATACGAATGAACCAATTGTGTTATCTGTAACACAAAATTTGTGAGGATAAAATGATATACGGCACAAAAGACAAATCACAAATAGTTAATTCTATTCTAGACTCGTTGCAACAAAATGCCGGCATCGCTGCGGTGCAACCCGGTTCGGTGGCCAGAGCCTTTGCTGAAGCTATGGGTTCTGAAATAGCAGATCTTTATTCTTCGCTTTCCTTTACCCTTAGGCAGGGTGGATTATCCACAGCTTCTGGCCGTAACTTAGACTTGATTGGCGACCTGTATAATGTGAGAAGAAAAGATATCTCTGACAATGCCGCAGCCGAAAGACAATCTTATAATATAGAGTTCTATATACAGACCCCATATAGCGTAGATGTAGTAATCCCAAAGGGAACAATCATATATACTAACGTAGATAATTTTAGCACAAAGCAGTATAAGTTTAAGCTTAATGGCGTTGTGACCATAGGGGCGAGTACAACGAGAGCATATGGTTTGGTCATACCAGATTTTACAGACAATACTTATACTGCCCCGATTGGTTCTTTGACTAGACACAATTTTATTAGCCCTCCTGGCGTTGTAGTATATTGCAATAACCCAAAAGAAGTTTATGCAATTATCAATTCAGAGTCTGACGACAACTATAGAACTAGAATAATAGGGGCTTTAAAGACCCGTACAGCTGGTACGGTCGAGGCAGTGCGCTTTGCAGCCCTATCCATAAAGGGTGTCAAAGATGTTAGGTTGAGAGAGTCTTCGTACGGCTTGGGCTCCTGTGACGTTATTATTGTTCCTGAATCAACAGCTGAAATAAAGATGATGCCAGAGATGGTTTACAACACGATAATAAACGTTAAACCAGTTGGGGTTAGATTCAATATTAGGGTAGCAGAAAAGATTTCGGTTAATGTTATGGCCACAATAACCATTTCGTCAGCTGTATCAGAAAGTCTTGCTGCCGGCATCAGAAACCAAGCTGCGCTATTTGTAAGAAGATACTTGAATTCATCTACGGTTGGGACCACTATCTCTATATCTGAAATAGAAAGACAAATTAAATTGTCTTCAGATTATATAAGGTCTGTAACAATAAACTCATTTAATGCAGATGGGAAAGAAATTCCATTAAAAGATTTTACTCCATCTAGCGATAAAATATACGCTGTAGCTGGAAGTGTTTCTATTAATTCTGTTATAATGGGCATTAACAATTATTAACCCTAGAATAGGTTAGGTATGAAAAAGACTTTTGTTGTTACAAACAAGCATATAGTTCGCGCCCCAAATATAGCTCAAGCTAAAAACGTGGTTTTTACTGGCGAAGGCCATGGCGACATCTTGGGGGAATCTTCTTCTGTAGAGGAAATCTCGCAAGAAGAAGTTGTTGATTACATTAACGAAAAAGATTCAATGTACGCACAATCAGCCGCTGTAGAAATAAAAGAAGACGAAGAAGAAGAAGAGTCAGAAGATCTATTGTCAGAAATATCTGATTCAAGAAATGACTTTTTAAGATCAGAAAATAGAAGACTAGCTAAAAGAGTAGAGACTCTTAAGAATGTACAAAGCGAGGTTGTGAAAGCAGCTTATGCTGCAGCGTACGATGCTTTTGCTGGCTTTGAATTCCCAGAAATTAAAGCTCCTTCTTTAAAGAAGAATAAAGAAAAAGTTCCAGAAACTGCAGTCGTAGTCTTTGCAGACTGGCAAATGGGCAAGGTAACACCTGATTATAATACAAATGTATTACAAGAAAGAATAGAAAGATATACAGAAAAGCTATTAGAAATAGTACAAATCCAAAGAATGGATCATGAAGTAAACGATCTTCACATTTGGTTACTGGGCGATATAGTTGAGGGTGAAGAGATTTTTCCTGGGCAAAGCCACCTTATAGATTCAGGTCTGTATAGACAGGTTGCCGTTAATGGGCCAAGAATACTTGGCAACTTTGTTAAGACCGCATTGGAAAACTTTAATCATGTACACATCACTGGTGTGATAGGAAACCACGGAGCAGTGGGTGGAACAACACGTAAGCAACATGATCCAGAAACCAACATGGATAGAATGCTATACAAGATTATAGAGTTGATTGTTGGCGATGATGAAAGAATCACTTTCAATATTCCAGATGGTGTAGGCGAGAGAAATTGGTACGCCGTTGACACAATTGGAAACTACAGTAGCTTGTTAATCCACGGCGACCAAATGCCTGCACCAAATGCTTTTCATGGTTACTATAAAAAAATAATGGGATGGAAAGACGGAGCAATTCCTGAACATTTTGACGATGTTTTCATGGGCCATTATCATCAACAGTTTAAGATGACGATAGGAAGCTCTATGCTAAGAATTTCTGGTTCTCCAGAAAGCTACAACACCTATGCCCAAGAGTACTTCTCATCCATGAGTAGACCTTGTCAGCATTTAATGTTTGTGCACCCAGAAAATGGAGTAACTTCAGAGTATTCTATTTGGCTAGATTAAGTTAAAGGAATCAGTAATGAAAAGCTACCTATTAGGTTTCCAAACTGGAGACTTTAATAAAAATGGGAATGTTTGGACAACTGGTTCTATCAACCTGTACAACAATAAGTTTTACAAAAACTATTCATACTATAGATCAAAAACTGGATTAAACTTAATACGGAGATTACACCTTTGTTGGAACAGAGGTGTCTTCTCCGTCTTATTCAGCTGGCCATTCAACGCCAATAGATCCTCTAGCTTCTTACGTAAC